TTAGATAGTGATTATATGACACAATATCAAACTGGATTAACAAAAGTATATACTAAACTATCTAAAGATGATTCTTGTCAATTAACAAGAGATAAATATCAATTAGATGATGCTGACTTATTAATAGAGCAGATAAATCCAGATTTATTGAATCCATTCAGAGAAAACCCTTATACACATTCATTAGCATCTGCTTCAATGGCTTAAATTATTATATTTTTTTCTTTTTAATATTTATATGAAATTTTATATAAGAATTTTAGCATTTATTGTTATACTACTATTATTATTATGGTGGTTGTATAATTATTTAAATAAACAAAATTATGCGAATTTATCACCTATTAATAGATGTAGTTTAAAATATGATAGAGAAAGAGTATATGAATTTGATGATTTATTGAGTCCTAGTGAATGTAATATGATTATAGAAATGGCAAAACCAAAAATCACTAAAAGTGCTGTATTAAGCGCAGATAAATTTCATCCTGGTAGAACAAGTAGCCATGTATTTTTATCATCAAATCATCCATTATTACAAAAAATTGACAGTATAGTATATAGTTATTTAGAAATACCAATAGAAAATTATGAAAATTTACAAGTTGTCAATTACAAATCAACACAAAAATATGATGCTCACTATGATTCTTGTGATCCTTCAGAAGAAATATGTAAAAATGATATTAATACTAGAGGTGGTTTAAGATATGCAACATTTATATTTTATTTAAATGATAATTTTACTGGTGGTGAAACAGATTTTCCAAAACGTAATATTAAAGCTAAACCTAAAACTGGCAAAGCAGTATTATTTTTTAATCTAAATGATGATAATACTGGTAGAAGAGATAAATCATTTCATGCTGGATTACCGCCAAATACTGGAGAAAAATGGATGTGTAATAAATGGATAAGAATGAATTTACATACTTGATATAAATTATTCTTATTTTTATATTTAATATATTTATCATTAACCTTATCGTAATTATCAAAATATAAAAGATATACTACTTCATATATATATATATTATTTATTATATTTATTATATTTATTATATTTATTATTTTATATGTTGAAAACTATATTTTATATATTCTGTAGTATATTTTTGATAATAGTTTTACAAAATATATTTATACAAATATTCAATATTAAAATAGTTAAAGAAAATTTTAGTGTAGGATATCAAACAAATGCTTCACAAACTGATTTAAATGCATCAACAACACCAGAAAAAAATGCTTCAGCAACAGAAATACATGATTCAGATATAAGTGGTTCAAGTATAAAAAGTATATTCGATACAAAAAATTATAGTAATAAGAATAATGTAAAGATGGATTTAAGAGATTTGTATACAAATTTATGTCCATTAGATTATCATTTAAATATGATAAAATTGAAAAATATGGTTACAAATGTAAATGGTTATCCAGGTTATACCGATAATATATTTATAGATATTACTAGACAATTAAAAAGCGATATACCATTGCCAATGTCAGCAGATTTTTTAAAATAAAATAGTAGATATAATATAAATGAAACTCGGAGATTTTATAAATTATGAAACATTATTTTTAACAATTTTAATTATGATAATGTATAAATATGTTTCAATGAAACCTAAAACTATTTTAGAAAAAAAATAATATAAGAATATTATATGAAAGAATATATTAAAGATATGATATCAATCATTTTGGGAATAATATTAATTCAATTGTTGTGGTCATCATTTAATCCAGATTTTATGATAATAATGTAAGCGTTTATATAATGAATAAATTATAAGTTTTTTAAATAAATGAGTGGAAAAGAAACTAAATTAGATGATTTAAATGTTGAATTATCTAAAGAAGAAGAAGATATTGTAGATAGTATTATTAGTGAATTAAATGGAGATGAAGAACCTAGCAAACAACCACCTCAGCAACAGCAAAGACCACCTCAGCAAAGACCACCACAAGGACAAATGCCACAACAGCAACAGATGCCACAAGGACAACCTATGCCACAGCAAATGCCACAAGGACAACCTATGCCACAAGGACAACAGATGCCACCAAATATGATGCCACCAAATATGATGCAACAGCAACAGATGCAACAGCAACAGATGCAACAGCAACAGATGCAACAGCAACAAATTATGCAACAAAAAATGATGGAAGAGCAAATGAAAGAAAAAGAAAAAGTCGAAGAATTGAGTATGACAGATAAAATTAAGCGTGATATTCGTGAACCTGGTATTGTAATGTTTTTAACATTAATTATGTTATTACCTCAAACAAATGGTATATTAACTTCTACAAAACTATCTTTGTTTTTAAATGCTGATGGTTCAATAAGTATTTATGGTTTAATGATAAAAGCATTACTTGCTGGTATATTCTTTTTTCTATTTAAAAAGTATATGTAAAAATTTAAGATAATTTATCTTTAAAAGTTAATATTTTTTTATAAGATTTATTTACTGTTACTTCAGAAATTTTACTACAATTTGATATATGTGTTTTATTATAATCTATATCATTTTCAATACAATAATATAATATACATCCAGAAGCAAACGAATCTGGACGAATATCATTAATAATATTTAAAGTTTCAATTTTTTTTGCTAAATTTTTTATAGTTTTAATATCTGTAATTTTCATATTTAAATTATTACAAAATCTATCAATAAAATCAAAAGGACTAATAGATATAGAAACATCAACTCTACTTTTTTCTTTACTTAATTGTAGTACATTTTGAAAATTTTTACAACCTTTTGTAAATACACTTATTTTTATATCAAACATTTCAGCAATTTCTTTACTACTACGACCAACATTACAATTTTTACAAGCAAAATATACACATGCTGCAATAATACCTTTTCTATTATTACCTCTTGATATTTTTGTTTCGCATACAAGTTTATATAATGATTTTGATTCTGTTATAATAATATTTGGTATATTGTTTTTATTACATATACTTTCTATATCTTTGAATATTTTATATCTACTACGTTCTTTATATGTCATACTAGTCCAATTTTGATATTGTTTGACTTGATACATTCCTGATTTATTAGAACCGCGATTAATATTTGTTCCAACAGATGAATCAGGCAATAATAAATTAACTGCCATACCACATCTAGTAGGATCACAGTTTTTACTGTCATCACTTCCATAAAATCTCCATTCAGGGCTATCTATTATATTAGATACAGTAGAATTACATGATTTACATATGATTATAGATTTTTGTAAAATATAATTATCATTATTATCACAACAATTTTTTATTGTATCTGGTAATTTTTCTTCAAATCTATCGAATAATGCATCATAATCCATATTCCAATATATGTTTATCAATTTAATTTTAAATATTTTTCAAATTAATGCTAATTCAATATATAGATGGAATATATGTTTGTGATATTAAAACATCATTTGAAAAAAAATTATATGAAAAATACGATATAGATATCGTTTTGAATTTTACTATAGATTATCCTTTTATTGATTTAGATTTAAAAAAAACTAGAATACCAGTATCAAATATATTAAATTTTCATACAGATATACCAATAATTAAAAATAATTTATCAAAAATATTAAAATATATATATGATAACTTTATAAATCATAATATATTAATTTGCTGTCATGATGGTAATACTATATCACCAACAATAGTAGGTTTATTTTTACATAAATATGGAAATATACCATTAAATATGGCAAAAGATTTATTAGTTAGTAAAAACAAATATGTAAATATTGAATATGATTTAAATATTTTTTTATAATATTTACTATTTCCAATTTAAAAGTTTATCATCTATAAAATCGTGTCTAGGTTTAGGTAAATCAGTTGAACCATATCTTAATACGCCATATTTATCTAACATATTATTGTGTGTTTTACATAAATCATTTTTTTTAATAGTATTACTACATTGTAAACCATAACCGTTAGACCATGTTCTACATTTACAAATATTTTTCTTTTTTTTAATACTTAAACTACTGTATTTTTTATCTATTTTGACATTTTTAAAATTTATTTGTTTCATATATGTTTTAATTCTCATTTTACATATTTTTTCAAATAATTTATCATCTATATCGTATTTGGATTTATGAGATTTTAATGTTTTAAAGATATCATCCATAATATATTTTTCAATATATGTTTGCATTTTCTATATTTGTAATAATATCTTCAACAACAGTATTTATAATAAACTTTTCTAAATTTATATTTTCTATCATATTTTCAATATGATTTATCAAATTATTTATTGTTTTAGTATCAGTATTAAATCTCTTTTCAATATATAATTTTAAATAATCAGTTTTATTTATAATATTTTTAGATTTTAAGTGTTCATGATTTGCTATTAATCTAAAATAAATATTATTTATATCATTCATATATTTAATATATTTATAAAATATAAAATATAGGGACGTAATTATAATTTTTATACTTAATATTTTTCATATATATTGTAATATTTTCTACGTTTATTAAATTTTTATTATCTATACTATTGCATATTATATATTTTTCTTTTTTATCATATCTTATTATATTAAATAAATTTACAAAATTTTGTATATATTTTTCTATATCGTATAATATTTTTAATGTTTCTAAATCATCTATAATTATATAGTATAAATGATTAATTTTTTTATATTTTTTAATTTTTATATCTATACTTATACCAATACATTTTATATAATCAGTCTTATAATATATATTATATAAATTGTATATTTTATTATATTTAATATGTATCTGATCTATTATTAATTTTTTTTTTATATTTAACAAATACATTGATATTTTATATATTTAAATGTTATTTTACAAACATATATATATGTATGATTTAAATAAATTATTGTCTCACAATGATCATCCAAATATAATATTATATAATTGTGAAAATACTGAATATATAATAAATTTAATAAGCAATAAAAAATCAAAAAAAATAGTGGAAAATAATATAGATATTATAATAAATATAGATTATATAATTTTTGATATATCTATAATTAAAAAAGAAGATATAAATAATTTTAAAATATATTTAAATTATATAATAAATAAAAAAAATATTTTTAATAATGATAAACAGTATATAATATTTAAAAATATTGATTATAATGAAAAAATACAACCATATTTATTTTCTATAATTGAAAAAAATAATAATAAGTTCTTATTTTTTTGTAATAACAAGTGTAAAATTTACAATAAATTAGAAAGTATATGTTTAAATATAAGATATAATGTTAAAAAAGATACAAAAAATTTAAAAATTATTAGTAATAATATATTTCAAGATTATTTATGTAAAAAAATAAATTATAAAAAAATAAAAGAATTATCTTACATATTGTGTACATTAAATATAAAATTTGTAGATACGATAAAGATATTAATAAATGAAATAATAGATATATTTGAAATAACAAAAAATAAAAAATATTCTTGTATTAAATTTTTATGTGATATTGAAGTTTTTTTTTTAATGAGTTATAATAAATTAATATATTATGAGTATATATTATTAAATATTTACAATATACTTTTTGATTTAAAATTAAAATAAATATAATAATTATGAAATTATATAAATTAAATGAAAATCACAAAAGATGTATAATTAGAGATTACTGTAAATACAATTTAATATATTTTAAGAAGTATTATGATATATTAGTAGAATGCAAAAATAATATAGACAAACATATTATTAAATGGGATAAATATAAAAAATTTATTAATGATTATGAATATATTTATACAAATTATAATATGAGTATGAATATATGTAATATACAACCAGTTAGTAGATCTTATTTTAAATTATATGAAATACTAAATGATTTTAATATAAAAAATATAAATAAAGTTGTATCTATTGCAGAAGGACCTGGGGGTTTTATACAATGTTTATATGATAATTACAAAAATATTAAAAAAATATATGGTATAACTCTTATATCAGATGATAAAAGTGTTCCTATATGGAATTATAAAATAACAAATAAAGATAAAATAGAATTATTAGATGGTGATGGAACTGGCGATATATGTAATAAAGACAATATAAAGATATTTTTAAATATTATAGGAGAAAATACTATTGATTGTATTACTTGTGATGGAGGTATAGATTATTCTAAAAATTATACAAATCAAGAAAATGAATCATATAATTTTATATATCATGAAGTATTACTTTCTTTACAATTACAAAAAAATTCAGGTAATTTAATAATAAAGATATTTGATATCTTTAATACTTCAACAATACAATTAGTATATTTATTATATCTTTGCTATGACAGTATTTCAATCATTAAACCATATACTAGTAGAAATACAAATTCAGAAAAATATTTAATTTGTCAAAATTATCTATATGACAAAAATATTATAGACTTATTATATGAAAAATATGATAATAAAATATTAAATATACATATTCCTGAATCATTCTTAAATGATTTACAATTTTACAATGATATATATATTGATATTCAAAAAAATAATATAAATGATGTTTTAGATAAAATAAATTCAAACAATATATACCTAGATAAACCAAATAAATATCAAATAGATAAAGCAATAAAATGGTGTAATACTTATAATTTACCAATAAACGAGAAATGTATATATTTATAAACAAGTTTGAATGTCATTTTTATTGTAATTTGATGATCTTAATTGCGAATCATTGCTATAAATTACACCCTGAACATCCCCATAAAAATTAGATCCATTCATTGCCTTTTCATTTTCATAATTATATGCTATATATGACTCTCCATTAATCGTATTCATTTCTTCAGATACTACATTTTTAATACTACTTTTACCATCTGGTCCAACATTATATAATGATATTGGAACTTTCTCTAATTTATTGTTAAAATTACAAACATTTGTTCCATTTACATCAGTGTAACAACTTGGACAATTTGGGCGTTTCATATCATAATATTTTCTATTGTCTGGTAATTCTCTATATACATTTTCATTATCAAAAAATTGTTTTAAATCATAAATATTGCTAGTAAAATCGCTTTTATAATATCCTGGATATTGTGATATATTATAATCGACCCATGCTTTACTTGGTTTATTTGATTCAAATTGTCCAAATCTATATTCTGTGCTACCTAAATCATTTTTACCCATTGTATCTTTTGGTATATATTGTGGTTTATAATACATTGTATTTTCACCAGTGACTTGTCCTTTATCTCTAATAATATTTACAACTGGTTTACCACCAACATTTTTATAATTAGTACTGGATATAGCACTATCATTATTACGATTATATAAATCTATACTAGAATTATCAACTATTCCAAAGTATAATTTTAGTTTATTTAGTAAATTTGAACCATCTTTATTAAAATATAAATAAAATGGAACAATTAATATTAATACGAACAATAATATATCATTTCCTTTTAAATCCATATATATACTATTAATATTTTATTTATCGATTAATTCTAATATTAAACGATTTTTGTAACATTTTAATATATATTTATCATTCATATATTTTTCATATATTGATTCATCATGTACATCATAAAATGAAAATGGTGCTATATTTTCTATATTATATTTTTTATCATTAATGTATTTATATTTTTCAAAATTTATACTCTTACTATTACTATGTATATATGTATCAAATATATTGTAACATTTATATTTATCAATAAATTTTAAATTGTATAGATTAATAAACTTATCTTTTTTAGAAATATCTTTAATATTTTCTAAAATTGTAATATGCATCTTAAATAAATAATATAGTTATAACTTTAAATCTACTATCTAAATGAGCCATTCAGAGTAACGTATGGCTTTAGATAAGCCATTCAGAGTAACGTATGGCTTTAGATAAGCCATTCAGGTGCACCATGAGGTACACGTGGTCCTTTGCCAGTTAAATGTGGATAAGGTAATGGTATTCTTTTGTTTTGTCTAGAATTTGCTTTTCCATATAATACATTATTCCAAGGAACACTTGGTCTAACATGATACACTGATCTAGATGCTCCAGAGATATGTTTAAAAGTGTAATATAATAAGATTAATATTACAATTCCTACAAAAAGTTGTTCCATATCTATCTTCATTTTATATTTAAACAAATATTTAAAAAAAACATTAATTGGGCGGTAGACTTAATAAATCAATTCTCCTAATATATTCTGGAATAATTGGATTATTTTTATCAAAAAAATTACAAGATTCTTGATTTCTACAAGGCCACGAACCGGTTGCTGATCCAGATGGAACTACACCAGGAAAAGGATAATCTTTTGCTTTATTATTAAAATCATTATAATTAAAATAATTTTGATCTAAACTTGTATATGCTTTAATCATACATTCTCCTTCTAAAGTTCCTTTATTATAATTGACAACATTAGGTGTATGCATACAGATATTACTCATTTATATTAATTATAATATTTTATTTTTATTGAAATCATTAAAATGCTTTTTTGCCTAAATTAAATATATAATCAATCATTATCAATATAAATATTCCAGTAAATATATACAATAATAATTCATTAAATTGATCATTATCAAATGTTATTTTATTTTTAAAGTTTTTAACAATATTTGAATCAATATTATAATTTACATATCCTTCTTTAACATCTGGTTTAGATTCTCTTACCTCTGGTTTAGATTCTCTTACTTCTGGTTCAACATCAGGTTTATTAATATTTTCTGCTAAATCTTTTACAGCCTTAGATAATTCTAATATATTCATTCTCATTTCTTCCATTTCTTTTTTTGATTCCATATTTTTTGTATTTTGAATGTCATTAGGTTTAGCATCACGATTCATTTCTGATAATAAATCTTTTTCACGATTTTGTACAAATAAACTGTTTTCATCATATGTATCTGCTATACTATTTACATAATCCATATCTGTACTCATTTTAGGTCTCGGTTCACCCTGTTTAACATCTGTTTCTATTTCTCGACCTCTATTTAGTATTTTTTCTAATGTAGTATCATCTATTTTATCATCTACTTTAGCATATCTGCTTTTTCCTTTTTTTTTTAATTTAGTAGTATTATTATTAAAAGCATCTTCTAAACTACAAAAATTTAATGATGACATATAATTATATTTATATAATATAAAAAAAATATAAATATTAAATATATGAGCAAATCTACAAAATCTATGATTGAAAATTTTGCAGAAAACAAATATTTTATTGGTGTTGTTATGATTACTATGAATATTGGTGCCAGATTTTTAATTGATGAATTAACACCAGAACAAAAAAAAACTATAAATAGTCAAAACTTTAGAAGATTTATTGTTTTTTGTGCTTTTTTTGCTGCCACAAGAGATATATTAGCAGCAGTGACATTAACTATAATATTCATATTATTTGTAAGTGAAGCATTTACAGATACTGAAGATATGAAAAATAAAAAGAAAAAAAAAATAACAACAACAGATATTCAAAATGAATTAAATGGTCTTATAAATAAAGTTAAAATGATGGAAATGGATAGGGGTGAAAATGAAAAATGAAATTCAATCTAATTAAATATTCAATGTAACACCACCACTATCACCACTCACAATTGATATATTATCTAAATCAATATTATCTGTATCTATATTCATATTATTAATAATATCATCTATATCATCACTTCCTTTCATTTCACTACGTTTTGGTGGCATCTTAGGACCTGTTGGCATATTTCCTGACATTGCTGCCATAGGATTGCCCATTGGATTTCCCATAGGACCGCCACCACCCATCATGCCACCCATTAATCCACTCATTAAATTACCCATTCCAGGCATACCACCCATACCTCCCATACCCTGTGGTTCAGGTTCACTCTTAGGTGTATTTACTGCTGCTTTAGCAAATTGTTGCATTAATTCTGGATTTTGCTTTAATATATCATCCATTCCAGGTAATGATGTCTTAAACATTGTATTTGTTAAATGAAACATAAATGCACTACCACCAACCATTAACATTAGTTTTATTTCTGGTGCCATATCTGCTCTACCACCATACTTTTCATGTAATTCTTCAAATATCTCATCATAATCATTTATTCCCTCATTCATACTTTCTGACCATCCATCTAATTTAATCGCAAATGGATCAAACTTTCCATTTAAAAATTCAACACCTGTTATACATGCCATCAACATTTTTCTTTGAAACTTAATACTATTCTCAGCTTCTCTTTGTTTTTTAAGTTTTACATATTCATTTCTCATATCATCTAATTGTGAATTCATATTGTAATTCATAGTTGTTCTTACACCCTGACTTTCTAATCTTTTAAACTTATATATTAAATCAATTTTTTCATTTTTTATATCTTGAGGACTTAACATATGAATTGGTTTAAATTCCCCATAACTTTCACTCTTATTTTCATTACTTAATATAGGATCATTTTCCATTTTTGCACTTGGTGTACTTAAACCAATTGATTTAATACTATCATCCATATCCTTTTTTTCTTTTCCAAAATCAATTATTGGATTATCATCTATTTTTAAATCTTTTATATCATTATCATTAAAAAGATTAAATTCATCCCGTTTAGGTGATGGTACTTTTTCCTCACCACTACCATAACCATCCGTTTTTGCTGTTTTTTTTGGATCTGCTAATAATTCAATTCCTAAACTATCATTATTAATTGTTGTATTTAAATCTAAATCTAAATTAATAGTTTGTATGTCATTATCCTCTAATATATTTAAACTATCTGTCATATTACTTTAATATAGAATATATTGATATATTATATACGCATAAAATTCTTTAAATAAATATATTAAAAATAAAATTTACAAATAATCTGCTAAATTTTGTGGCATCTCATCTATCTTTGTATTATAAAACTTTTGTATCTCATTCATATGATCTATATCTTCACTTGTTACAAAATTAATTGCTGTTCCTTTTCTACCATACCTACCACTTCTACCAATTCTATGAATATATGTTTCTTTATTTCTAGGCAAATCAAAATTAATAACTAATGATAATTGTTGAATATCAATTCCCCTAGATAATAAATCGGTTGATAACATAATCCGTGTTGTTCCATTCTTAAAATCATTTAAATTTTTTTCTCTTTCGCTCGTTTGCATATCTCCATGTATATATGATACTGGAAATTCATCACGACTTAATCTGTCATATAAATTATTTAATACATTTTTACTATTTACATAAATAATACTCTGTGTTACATTAATTGTTTCATATATATCATATAATACATCAAATTTCCAATTATATTGCTTTAAATCTATATAAAACTGTTTAATACCTTCAAGTGTTAACTCATCCCTATTAATTAATAATTTTTCCGGATTATTCATAAAATTTTCCGTTAAATCAATTATTTCTTTTGGCATTGTAGCACTAAATAAACACATTTGACTAGTTGTAGGAATACATCTAATAATATTTTGTAATACTTCCATAAATCCACTACTCAACATCTCATCCGCCTCATCAATTATTAATGTTTTAATATTATCTGTAAATATATGTTTTTTACTTATCATATCAAATAATCTTCCTGGTGTTGCTACAATTATTTGTGGGTCTCTACTTAATTCTCTAATTGAATCATTTATATTTGTTTTACCTATTACCTTACATATACTAATATCAATTTTAGCACCTAAATTTTCTATGACATTATATATCTGTTTCGCTAATTCATGTGTTGGTGTTAATACTATATATTGTGTCTTTTTCATTTTAATATCTATATTATTCAATATACCTATACTAAAAGCACCCGTTTTACCAGTTCCTGATTGTGATTGTGCTATCATATCTTTACCACTATCAAATATTGGTAAACTTTTATATTGGATTTTTGATGGTTTTTCAAATCCATAACTATATATACCCCTTAATAAATCATCATTAATATCTAAATCTTCAAATGAATACTCTATAATGCTTTTATCTTCCCCTTCTGACATAATTATACTATACTAATTAATTATTCTTTAATATCTAATTTTTTAAGTTTTTTATTATAATCATTAAATACAGTTACAATCATTTCAGATAATTTAGTTTTATCTGCGCCATTTAAATTCCCTAATAAATCTTTGCCATTCATAATAAAAAATGTTGGAACACTTCTTATATTACATTTATCACAAAATTCTTCATTCTTATCTATATCTATCATATAAAATTCAATATTGTATTCTCCACTCTTTTTTAAAGATTCACTTAATTCTTTTAAAAATGGTTTAATTTGCTGACATGGTCCACACCATGATGCTGTAAAATATAATAATGATAGTACTTTTTTCTCCATATTTTCTAATAATACACTTGTTATATCATCTTTTTCTGTAAACTCATTCATTATTAAAAATATATATATTATTTTCATTTTTTATACTTGTTCATTATCACTATCATCAGATTCTATATCATCAAACTCTGATACACTATTCTCCATAATTTTTAATTGCATTTTTGCTCTTTCTGGATTCATATAATAATATACATTTAACCTTTCATAATATTTTTTTAAACTTTTATCATCTAATTTCATTAACTCCTCATTTGTTAATATCATAAAATCATTCTTTTTATCTGGTAATATTGGTCTTAAATCAAAGAAATCATTCTTATTAATAACTTTTGACCACAAATTTTTGTCAGTCATATTCATCTTTCCATAACATAAATAACTACATATGTT